AAGTTTACTACATAGTCATAAGGATAAGATGTATCGCTAAGAACTAATACTTTCTTGTTCTTTAGATAATCAAAGTTAATTTCATTTAATTGATACATTGCTGCTATCTTGTGATTTACGATGAAGCACTATATACATACTAATAATTAATGTAAGCAACATTCCTGATCTTAAACCAATATCCGTATCAAACCCCCAGAGGATAGCAAAGCGTAGCAGTATTGCGTTTAAAGATAGATATAGGAAATAAACAATGAAGTTAGTAAACATGATAAGTCATTATCTCATACTTTTTTTAGAAAATCTCAAGAAAATTGTTTTTTGTAGGAATTTTTTTTAAACGATGTGGTATGCTACGCATGCAAAGCGTGCTGGTGTACTTAGCAAACACATATACTATATAAACTATATACACTTATGTATACCAAGCATTCATAGCATACGGGGTATAATCCTGAAGGTGGTATACTAAATTTATGAAAATAGTTGGAATTGTTGAATCTGACGAATGCAGCGGGGCAGCTATTGTTGATTGCGATTTCATCTCCATAGTTAAGATGGATAATTATTATATAGCCGCCTCAAAATGTATGTTTACGCACACCCCAGTTACCTGTGAAATTTCTAAAGAAAATGCAGAAAAATTAATGGATAATGGTGTAGTATGTTTAGACTTCAATGATCCAATAGAAGAAGTTAAGAAAACACCTAGACGAAAGCGCAAATAACTTTTATGAAAAAAATCAGTTGGTTTAGTCCAGGTAGTATGGATATTAATGGTGAGCCTTGGTACAGTCAAGGTTACAGTAATGCTGCAATCAGCATCATTAACGCTTTAAAAGAAAAAGATGTTGGCGTATTCTACAACAGAACAGATTTCCCGTTTCATATCAACTTCTGTCAGCCTCACTATTATCAATTAAATAATGATTACAAGATTGGCTATACCCCTTGGGAGTCAACTAAGGTACCACCTGGTTGGTTGCACAATATGCAACAGTGTGATGAAATCTGGGCGACATCTTCGTTCGTTAAAGAAGTCTATGTGCAAAACAATGTTCATCACAACATCCATGTAATACCTCATGGAATTTCAGATGACTTTAAAATCATTGATCGTGAAATAACCGACACATTTAATTTTCTTCATGTTGGTGGAGATAGCAAAAGAAAAAATGCTCAGATGGCAGTAGATGCATTCTTGGAGCTTTACGAAGATGATTTGAATTTTAAGCTCGTCTTAAAATATAATAAATACTGCTATGCAGAAGTTTATATTAATGGAAGTTTAGTTCCAGCTACTCAGCATCCTCAGATCATAGGTATTCCAGAAAATCTGTCAACAGAGGATCTGGTTAGGCTATATCACAAATGCCATTGTTTGGTTTACCCAACAAGCGGTGAAGGTTTTGGAATGATTCCATTTGAAGCAATTTGCACGGGTATGCCAACTATTGTAAGTAATGCAACAGGTTGTAGGGATTTTGCAAAATATTCAATACCGCTCAATTGCACAATGGCTAGCGCTGATTGGAATAATCATCATTACGGTGAAGATACTGGATTGTGGGCGTATCCTGACTTGAATGACTTGATGGATCTTATGACACATGTTGTTTCTGAATATGATGAATTCAAAAAATATACAATTCAATCAGCAAAAATTTTACACGCTGAGCACTCTTGGTCCAGTGTTGCTGATAAGATACTTGATAGAATCAAGTTTTATGAAAATTCTTTAGTTTAGACCTAAGCATTTTTCATTGCGGCTAGTTCATCTAGCAGATATCATTGTAATCTTACTTTTGGAGGTATTGAATGTCTTTATTGTCACCTGAATTTATTGCTAGCTATGGATCTAAAACTCCACCTTGGGGTTTTGGCGGTCTTGGGGAGGTTGTATTCCTTAGGACATATAGCCGTAAAATTGAAGGTACAGACCAAACTGAATCGTGGGTTCAAACCATTCAGAGGATTATAGAAGGGGCTGTTGATATTGGAGTTCCTTTCTCCAAGGAAGACGCAGAGAATTTATTTGATCATATGTTCAATCTACGATGCGCAGTGTCTGGCAGAGCCCTTTGGCAACTCGGTACGCCTCTTGTAAAGCAGTTCTCAGGTACTTCATTGAATAATTGTTTTTATACAAATATTGAGAAAATTGAAGATTTTGAAATGTTGTTTGATTACCTCATGCTGGGTGGTGGAGTTGGTTTTTCTGTAGAGAGATCCAAGATCCACGAATTGCCTAAAGTTAAGTTGGTTGGTTCAATTACAGCCGAGCGTACAAATGACGCAGACTTCATTGTTCCAGACTCAAGGCAGGGCTGGCGAGAATTGCTCCATAAAGTGCTTGAGTCATATTTCAAAAATGGCAAATCTTTTACATACTCAACTATTTTGATTCGTGAGTTTGGAACACCACTTAAGACTTTTGGTGGGACAGCTTCTGGTTCTGGAGCTTTAGTTGATGGCATCGCAGACATTTGTAAAGTTCTAGACAACCGTGTTGGTAAAAAACTTCGTTCAATTGATGTGTTAGATATTTGTAATATTATTGGGCGTATTGTTGTTTCTGGCTCATCACGCCGTTCTGCGCAAATTGCTATTGGTGATCCTGATGATATTCTTTTCCTTAAGGCAAAGAATTGGGGATCTGGCAATGTTCCAGCATGGAGAGCAAATAGCAACAATAGCATCTATGCAGATTCTTATGAAGAGATCCTGCCCGAACTCTGGAAGGGGTATGACGGAACAGGGGAACCTTATGGTCTTGTTAATCGCAAACTTGCAAGAACATACGGAAGATTGGGTGAAAAGTCCCTAGATTCATCTATTGAGGGATTTAACCCATGTGCAGAGATTGCTCTTGCCGATGGTGAGTCATGTAACCTTGCAACTATCTTTTTGCCAAATGTTGAAAGTCTCGGGCAGTTGTTAGAGATATCAAAACTTCTGTACTTGATTCAAAAACAGATAACTCAGTTATCATACCCTTATGAGAAAACAACAAACATTGTTAGAAAGAATACCCGACTTGGGCAATCAATTACTGGGATTCTGCAATGCACTGAGCAGCAAATTGGTTGGCTATCTCAAACCTATGAGTTCTTAAAAGATTTTGATGCGTTCTATAGCAAAGAGCGTGGTTGGAACCAATCTGTTCGTTTAACAACGGTTCAGCCGTCAGGTACGCTTTCACTGCTTCCAGGTGTGACTCCTGGAATCCATCCAGCCTTTGCTCCGTATTATATTCGCAGGGTTAGGTTTAGCTCTGTTGACCCACTAGTGGATGCATGCCGTAAGCGTGGTTATAAAGTTACATGGGATATGGGCTTGGATGGCAGGGAAGACCACACAAGGTATGTTGTGGAGTTTCCGTGCAAATCTCCAGACAATTCAATTCTGGTTGCAAACATGACTGCTCTTGAGCAATTAGAGTGGGTTAAGAAGATGCAAACAATCTGGGCGGATAACGCAGTATCTGTAACGGTTTATTATCGTAAAGAAGAATTGCCAGCGGTGAAAGAGTGGTTGTCTAACAATTACGACTCATCTGTTAAGTCAGTATCTTTCTTGTTGCATGTTGACCACAACTTTCCTCTACCTCCGTATGAAGAGATCACTAAAGATCAATACGATAAAGTGTTCTCTAAATTAGACTTTTCAACTCCAATTCATCAAAACGCTGCCAACTTGGATATTGATTTGGATGATTGTGCGACAGGCGCATGCCCTATTAAGTAACTATTCAACAATTTGTGTACAACAATAATCCCTATTTCATTAAAATTGGTGTATACTGAAACATATGTCCGATATTATTAAAAATAAACGCATCTGGGTTCCAGACAGAACATTTGGGGTTTGCATTTGGATAATGCCAAACGGACAACCTTTGTCTGATGGTGATGGTTATTTATCTGCAGAAGGTTTTATTGGTGACAAGAATGTTGAATCAAGAGTTGAGGCTGCTGCAAAATACTGGACTGGCAGTGAAGAAGGTGAATTGGCTTGGGTACATGGGGCTAGAAAAATTTCTGGTTCAGAGAGAGATGATCAAGTTGCAAGATTTCATGATGGTCTGATTCCAGACCCATTGGAAGACGCTTTTGACGGATTGAGGAAAAATGGAAAATAAAACAACACATATGATTGATCAAGCTGTTGAAGAAGAAATTGATGATTTAACATATTTTGGATTTGATTCATCTCCAACTAATGATGACCCGTTTGCAAAAGTTTCTTATTCTAGTCTTTCACCAAAAATGAAAAGGAAAGTTTCAAAACTTGCAAAAAAATTTGAAGGCATAGACGGTGTAGCTAGTAAGTACATTGACCCTGAAATGCTGGATGGTTATAGTCTTTATGATATTGTAAACCCTCCATACGATTTAGATACGCTTGCTGGTCTTTATGATTCTAGTGCTATCCATAATGCTTCAATTGCTGCAAGAGTAATGAACACTGTTGGTCTTGGTTTTGAGTTTGTTGAAACTATTAAAGCTAAAAGAAGATTAGAGAAAGCTGCTGGCGAGCCAGAAAGATTGGCAAGAGTAAGGAAGTCTATTCAAGATGAAAAACAAAAGCTTGAAGACATTTTTGAAAACACTAACAAAGAAGAAACTTTTAACGAAACAATGATTAAGATTTGGCAAGATGTCTTAACCATTGGTAACGGATACATGGAGATCGGTAGAAACAATGCTGGCGAGATTGGTTATATTGGTCATATTCCTGGAACACTAATGCGTGTTCGCCGTAAAAGAGATGGTTATGTACAGATTGCTAGGAGTAATAAGATCTCTGCCGTATTCTTTAGAAACTTTCAAGATTTAGAAACAGAAGACCCAATTAATACTGATTCAAATCCAAATGAGATTATTCATTTCAAGACTTATTCCCCTAAGAATACTTACTACGGTATTCCTTCTGCAGTTTCTGCTGCCGCTGCAA